GAAATTCACAAGTAACCCTAAACACGGGAGTACACGTAAGCATCAGGAACGCATAAAGGAGTAAATATGGCACAAGTTGATTTTTCTAATGCAAGAATAGAACCGTTGCATGCTATAACATGGTCTTGGGATTATCAATTAGGTTTGGCAAGCACAGGTGCTTTATTTTCAAGTGACGGCACTCAAATAGTTAGCAATCAACAGATGAACTACTCATATTACAATCCACCAACAAAAGCCGTCATTCTTTATGCGGGAAATTTTACGGCAAGTGGAACTGAATTTTATATTAAAAATCAGGTCTATGGTTGGAAAGTATCAAACGTAAGTTTTAGCGCAGGTGATTCATACAGTTTTGAAATCGAAATAACAAACAGTGGTAGTTAAAGGAGCAGGACATGGCACAAATTGATTTCTCAAATGCAAGGATTGAACCATACGGAACAAATACGCCCTCTGCAAATCAATACGCAAGTCTACAAATCAGTAGTTTTTATGATGCTAGTGGAGTGCAAAAAATTAACGAGAATGATTCACAAACTCAAGTGACAACCACAAAAAATAGAGTTGTCTTTAGATATCGGGGTAGAATACAATCAGGATTTTCAGGCACAGTATTCCTTATTGGAAGTTATTGGAAAGTATCAAATATTTCTTATTCAGCGGGCGATACATACGACTTCACAGTAGGCTGTGACATTACGTGTAATTAACATAAAAGCAGACCTAATATGTCAATAATAGATTTATAACAAGAAAGCAAAGTAATGAGTTTGTCAGTTGATCCAGACGGAACGATACACCATAGGGCAGCATCAGTAGTAGGGGAGAGGTTGATACTATATTGAAATACTTAATGACAAGGTTAGTACGACACCTTAAAAGGACAAAACAGCATAGAAAAAGCAAGATAAGAGCCTTTTTTTATAAGGCTCTTTTGCTTGCTATTGAAGTGTATGCAATGGCAATGCTAGGTATGTCATATTATCTAGCCTATTTGGGCAGAGATGTAGTCTTGGAAGACCTATCAAAGACATTGGTCAAAACGATAATATATCCATTTTTGGCATACACAATAAACAGAACGCTAGAAAACCTAGCGGAACACAACATAACACAGTTTCACAAACCATTAAGTGAAACGCCTATTGAAGAAAGCGAGGAAGCAGACGGATGAACACAGAAATGATAACAAAGTTAACAGAAGCCATTGTAACGGTAGTAGTAGTGCTGATAACAGCCTATGTGATTCCTTGGCTAAAAGGAAAGATAGGCGAAGATAAGTACAATCAGATACTTATATTTGCGGAAACGTGCGTAAGGTCGGCAGAGAAAATCTACACCCCGGAAGAATGGGCGCAGAAGAAAAGATATGCCGTTGAAATGGTGCAGAAAAAAGCGGAAGAGTTAGGGATAACCATTACATCAGAAGAGATCAACGCAATTATCGAGGGTGCAGTACAAGCTGTAAAGGGGTAACAATATGAGAAGCAGACAGGCAATAGTCAATGTAATGCTATCGTGGTTGGGTTGTAAAGAGGGCGATTCTACCCATAGACGCATTATAGACATATACAATTCACATAAGCCGTTGGCAAGAGGTTACAAGGTCAAGTACACAGACGCTTGGTGTGCAACAACGGTAAGTGCGGCGGCGATTATGTGCGGCTATACCGACATTATCCCTACCGAGTGTTCTTGTCAGAAGATGATAGAACTGTTCAAGACTAAAGGTATATGGGTAGAGAACGATGCTTATGTACCCAAACCCGGCGATATTATCTTTTACGATTGGCAGGATTCGGGAGTTGGCGATAATGTAGGCGTATCGGATCATGTAGGCGTAGTCGAAAAGCGCGAGGGCAACATCATAGTCGTTGTCGAGGGTAACAAGAAAGACGGAGTTGAAAGACGCAGTATTCAGGTCAACGGCAAGTACATCAGGGGATTCGGTGTACCGAAGTATGATGATAACGCACCCGTAAATACACCTTCAAAGCACGAAAAATACGGCATAGACATATCCGCTAATCAGGGTATTGTTGATTTTAACAAGGTTAAGCAAAGCGGTATAGATTTTGTTATTTTGAGATCAACAACAAAGAACGGTCAGCCGGATGTAAGGTTTGAGGAATACTATAAGGGTGCGACAAACGCAGGACTACCCGTATCGGTTTATAAGTATTCCTATGCAAAGTCGGTAGCAGAAGCGCAGAAAGAAGCTGAAAGTGTTATTAAATTGCTTAATGGTCGCAAATGCGAGGAAATATGGCTTGACATGGAAGATAAAAGCCAAATACCGCTTGGCAAAGACGGTATAGCACTTATCATAACAGCATTTCTTACAACGTGCGTAAAGGCAGGATATGACGTAGGTATTTACTGCAATCTGAATTGGTATAAGAACTATATCAAGGATGACATCAAAATGATATGTCGCTTCTGGATAGCACGTTATGGAAAGAATACAGGACAAATGGATGTTTCCACAAAGCCTGATGTTAAAGGTATGGTAATGTGGCAATACACATCCAAAGGAAGCGTGGGCGGCATAAGCGGAAACGTGGATATGGATATTAAAAATTAGTTGACGTTAGTAACTTTTATTTAGTAAGATAAATGTGTAAAGGTGACGAGAGAAAATCTCGTCTTTTTTTGTGCAAAAAGAGAGGATAAAGATATGGCAAAAGCAACTCATAGAACCGTAATAGACGGTCAGGTTTATAACGTAGGTGATGATTTACCCGAATACGGATCGCTTAAAATTGTCGCTAGATTAGACGGCATAGTAGAGATAGAAGGTAACTCATCAGATATCGCAAAACTCCCGACATGGGTAAAACAGGGTTCACAGGCATATTTTGTTGATACACAGGCATTATACAAGTTTGATGAAGCCAACAAGACGTGGGTAGAACAGTAAGGGGGGTATCTATGGACAAGGTTAGTTTATCTACATTAGCTTTAGCCAAAGCCTACACCGATTCACAAGGCGGTGGCGGTGGCGGTACGAGCAATTACAATAGTTTGACTCATAAGCCACAGATCAACAGCATTGAAGTGACGGGCAACAAGACACTTGAAGCATATGGAATGGGTGCATTAGGCGGTAAGAACAGTGCGTCAGGAGCATTTACGCCTAGTGGAAGCGTGGTAATCACTGATAGCAAGAGTACGGTCAACTCGATAACAGACGTAGGCACATTGCCTAGTATGACAGTTGACGGTGAAAAACTTATCTTTAGCGCAGGAACATTGCCGACAAAAGGCAGTGACGTATCAGTGTTAACAGGCGCAACGGCAACATTTACGGGAACAGAAGATACAGTAACGGTATCGTAATAGAAAGGAGAAAACATGGCTGATATAAGCGTAATAAGCCCGGATGGTGGCGCAACCGAATTAAACATAAAAGATGCCACAGCGAGAACAAATATAGGTAACTTGGCAGACCTTACCACAACAGCAAAGACCAACTTGGTTGCGGCAATAAATGAGGCGGCAGCAGGCGGCGGCGGTGGTGGAACAACAGACTATAACGCATTGTCGAATAAGCCACAGATAAACGGCATAACACTGACGGGAAACAAGTCATTTAGTGACCTTGGACTTGCAACAGTATCATCAAGCGGATCGTATAATGATTTAGATGATAAGCCGACAATCCCTACGGTATCAGTATCGCATAGTGGAACAGCGTCAAGCACTACGGCAAGAAAACAGCAGATAACGGTAAACAATGTTGCATATGATGTAGACGGTTCTGTTTACATGGAGCAAGATGTAATACTATCAACAAGTGCGGCAACAACTGTAACATTTACAAATGCAAGTATAACGGCAAACAGCGTAGTAGAGTTCGGGTGTTCAAAATGGAGCATAGTGCCTGATGATATTACATCTTCAAGTGGAAGTTGCGTAGTCACATTGCCAAAAGTAAGCACGTCCGAAACTGTGACAGTAAGAATCTATTTGAGGTAATCATATGGCTATTTATATAATTAAACCTTGGTATAAAAAAGCCGCACCGAGTAGTGGCGGTATATATGGTGCAGAATGGGATGGTTCATCAACTACCTTGTGGACGAGAACAGATGATGCGGTAGGGCTTGCAACCCCAAATCCGTATTACGCAGGAATGAGTGGCACACCTTCAAGTCCGTTTGATGATATTATGCCTTGGTCGGGAATGGTAGTAAGTGAAGATTCAGAAGCAGGAACACTTGTAAGCATACCGAAATTCTACTACAAACTATCGCAGAACTCATCCACTATGAGCCTTAAAATCCAAATATCTATGACACAGGAAGATGGCTTTGTATGTTCTCCTGCTCATATGGATAGGGGCGATGGCAAGGGCGAACGTGATGTCGTGTATGTGGGTAGGTATCATTGCGGAACAGGTTACAAGTCCGTGACAGGCGTTACACCGATGGCTAATGTTACAAGATCAAACTTCCGCACTGCGATTCATAACCTTGGCTCTACGATATGGATGATGGACTTTGCAACACGCTTTACCATTTGGCTTTTGTATATCGTAGAGTTTGCAAATTGGAACTCACAGGATTGTATCGGGTACGGTTGCGGTAACAATTCTGCGGCACAAGCTATGGGCTATACCGATTCAATGCCGTATCATACGGGAACTACTCAAAGTAGCAGGACTACTTACGGACTTGGTACACAGTATAGGCATATCGAAGGTCTCTGGGATAACGTTTACGATTGGATTGATGGCTGTTATTACGATTCAAGCGGTCTTAATATCATCCTGAACCCCGCAAACTTCAGTGATAGTAGCGGTGGCATTGCGGTGGGTGTACCTACAAGTGGCTATCCGTCACAATTCACTTTAAAAGAGGTTAACGGCACTTATCCGTTGATTATACCTACTGCAAGTAACGGGAGCGACAGCACGTTTTCGTGCGATTACTGGAGCTTCTTCGCTTCCAGCCCTTGCCTTTTCGTAGGTGGCAACTATGGTCAGAACCTCAGTCGCGGGCTTTTCTTCGTGAACAGGTACGGGGCTTCGGTCGCAGGTGCCAGCCTCGGGTCTCGCTTCCTTAAACTTCCCTAAAGGGGGTTTAAGGGGGTCTGCCCCCTTCCTTCTGTGTGTGTTTAATAGTGGTAATCTATTGCCTTGATGGTATTTTCTTGGGGTCTCTTGTGCATACCGTGGGGTTTTCGTGCGATAACTGGAACTTCAACGCTTCCAACCCTTGCCTTTACGTAGGTGGCAACTATAGTCAGAACCTCAATCACGGGCTTTTCTACGTGAACAGGAACAGGGCTACGAACGCAAGTGCCAACCACGGGTCTCGCTTCCAAAGCATGACTGCTGACCATTTAAGATACATGGCACAAGATTCCGCACACCTCTTGGTGAAGATTAGCAATTTAGGGAGCAAACTAGTACATCCTATATGGACGTTGGAAAGTTTGTAAATGCTGAAAGGAACGGTCAATATCCCTTGAAAAGAGTAAATCACTTATATGAAGTTTTAATATCAGACGAGAATATTATTAAGGCGATAGACACTGTTAATAAAACACATAGATGGAGAAAAGGTCATAAGCCTAATAAAATCACGGAATGGGTAGAACAGACAAAGGACGAAAGAGTAAAAGACCTGCGCGATATCATAATAAACGGCTACACACCGACGATACACAGAATCCTACAGAGATATGACGTAGGGGCGAAAAAGTGGAGAACAATATCAGAACCTAGACAATATCCCGACCAATACGTGCATCATATATTGATTCAAACGATTCAGCCGGTAATGATGCGTGGCATGGATATGTATTGTTGTGGGAGCATCAAAGGGCGCGGAATACATTACGCAAAGAAAGCTATTGAAGGTTGGGTAAGAACGGATCGAAAGAAAACCAAGTATTGCCTAACTATGGATATAAAGCATTTTTACGATAATCTGTCGCAAGAAGTAGTGCTAGGCAGAATGAAGTGCCTTATTAAAGATAATAGAGTTCTTGACCTTATAGAGCGTGTAACAAGTAACGGCATAAAAATAGGTGCTTATCCGTCACAATGGTTCGCAAATACTGTATTACAACCGCTTGATAACCTCATAAGGCAAAGCGGATATTGCAGTTATTATATAAGATACATGGATAACTTCACTGTTCTAGGTTCAAACAAGAGAAAACTTCACAAACTCAAAGACCTAACAGAGCGATGGCTTAATAAACACGGACTTGAATTAAAGGATAATTGGCAAATTTATCTTGTGGCGGACGATACAAAGTCAAACGGAAGGCTTATAGATGCGGTCGGTTATAGGTATGGTAGGAACTTTACAATTCCACGTAAACATACATTACTTCGCACCAAAAGGATTCTCTTAAGATATCGAAAAAGAATGACCGATGGCAAGAAGATATTTCCGAGCATGGCAAAAAGTATCATGTCAAGATTAGGTATGTTTGCTCACTGCAATAACACTAATATATTCACGGCTTTATTCGATGGCGATAAAATACAACGTCATCTTAAAGGCATAATAAGACAAGCAACAACATAATAACAGGAGGAAAAAAAATGAAATACTACGTTTTAAAACTCTTAACAAACACAGCAGGACAGGACGCTTCATCAGTTGTAGTATATTCAGATGATGCTGACAAGTCCGCACATGACAAAGCAGTAGTAGCATACCATCAGACACTTGCTACTTTCCACAATGCTGATGATGTTCTCTATGCAGTTGTCATGATTATTAACGAGTATGGCAACGTGGAAATCAAGGAAATCGTTGACCATAAGCCCGCTCCCGAACCTGAAAATGAAGAATAACAACCACAGGAAACACAGGGAGCAAGAGAGCCGATAGAGAAATCTGTCGGCTCTCTTTTTATTATGAATTATATGGTAGAACTATATACCAAATTATTAGGATCAAATTATTTGCCTAAAAAGTGCTAGACGTTAGTACGAAAGTATGGTACAGTTTAATTGGTATAGAAGGTCGGTAGAAAACTATCGACCTTTTTACGTGGAGAAAATGCGGATGATACTGTTAGAGAAAATGGAATTACTAAATGTAACATTTGCATACGTGGTTCAGGCGATAGCAGTAATAATCATATTGTGGGAAGCCGGAAAAAAGATAATGGAAATCAAGGAGAAGTCTGACTTGGATCACGATAGAAAACAGCGATGGGATAAAGCTGCTGATATTGTCGAAAAAAAAGAAAAAGTGTGGGATGATGCGGTTCTTATTTCAAACAAGGAAAGACAGGAGATAACCGACACATTCAATCACAGATTAGGACAGCAGGATAAAAAAATAGACCGAACATTAGAGTTGGTTGTGGAATTAACAAAAGCAATGAATATCCTGCTGAAATGCGAAGCTGAAAAAGGTGAGGATGAAGAAATCAAGGATGCTTATACTTCATTTAACAGTTTTGTAGTAAACCATATCGGAAAGTAGGTTAGTATGGAACGAACAGTAGATATATATGTGCATGAACAAGATATGTCACGGATGGAACGGTCTAATGCAAGATCGCATTTCCTTAACATAGTGCTGATAGTCATACTTTTGGCAACCAATATCGGATGGATTTATTACGAGAATCAGTTTACGGATGTGACTACCACTTATGAAGCAGAACAGAAGATTGAAAACGGAACAGGAAACGCAATTATAACAGACGGGGTACACATCAATGGCACGGATAACGCAGAGTGTGAGAGTAACAACCAAAATGAGAGTAAATAAGATGCATGTAGGGATGCACCCATGTCCGAACTGTAAGGGTGTAGGAATGGTTAAGAACGTAGGACGTGGAGCAAAAAAGGGATAAGTACCGATTCTTATGAAACGGCATAATTACAGTGGAATATCAGAAACGGATATTGCAAGAGCCATTGATTCTTGGGTTCATAAAGAACGCGATAGAAAGGTAATGCGGCGGGCTTTGTTGGATGGCATACATTACGAACCATTGGCTGAAGAATTTAACATATCCGTTACTACGATAAAAAGAATCATATATAAGCATGAATATAACGTATTCATACACGCTCAAAAAATGAGCCGAAAATGATACGAAATTGCTACTTTTATGACCTCGCAAAAGCGGGGTCTTTTTTTTATACTCAAAATCAAGGAGAACAGAGATATGGATGTTAAAAAACTATGTGAAATTGTATTAGAGAATGAGGATGTGCAGGACATACCTCTTATTTTTGTGCTAACGGTAATCAATAGCGTAATTGAAGCGATATCATCAGGAGATTGCTTTTATCAGACGGAGTATGACTAATGTATAGCGAACTGAATATCAACCCTGAAAAAAGATTAGTAGGCGATTGTGTAATACGTGCAATCGGTGTAGTGACAGATAAGGATTGGGATGATGTGTACCTTGACCTTGCTTTACAAAAGGGATTTGTAATGAAGCAAATGCCGTCTGAAAACAACGTATGGGGTTCATACTTACACGATCTTGGATTCAAACGTCACGTCATAGAGGACACTTGCCCTGATTGTTATACAGTTAGGGATTTTGTGAGAGATCATCCGCAGGGAAGATATGTTTTAGGTACGGGAACACACGCAATCGGTGTTGTCGATGGTATATACTTTGACACTACCGATACGGGTGATGAAGTACCGCAATACTACTTTGAAAAGGAGAAATAAGCATGGCATACCCTTATCAGCAACCTTATCAACAGAGTTTTCCAACACAATCTAATGGTTTTCCAACGCAACCCAACGCTTATCCAACACAAATGAACATTAACCCAACGCAGATGAGTGTTAACCCGGCACAGCAGCAACCGCAATACCAAAGTGGCGGGTTTATGGTAATACCGAGTGAAGATATGGTTAAAAACTATCCCGTTGCGCCCGGAAACTGTGTCACATTCAAGATCGAGGGCAAGCCTGTCGTAATAGAAAAGTCGATGGGTTTTTCACAGTTTGAGCCGCCGAGAATAGACAGATATAGGCTAGTCAAAGAAGAACCCGAAGAGGTCAAGGAAGAGGATAATGTCAATGATTATGACGAAATCCGCACTGACATAGATAAATTGTGGGGTGCGATAGATGAGATCAAATCAACCATTGAGAAACCCACTGAAAAACCTGCAACGACAAGACGAAAGAAGGATGATGATTGATATGGCAGGAAACCTTAATGACCTTATGAACCTTTATCAGCAGATGAAATCAGATCCTCGGAAGTTTTTCAATCTGCCGCAGGATGTAGATGTGACAAATCCCGAAGGTATAATTCAATACTTGCTGAATACCGGGAAAGTTTCACAAGAGCAGGTAAATAA